GCCCCTCCTATCTTAGGAAGCAACGTCCAGTGGGTACCCGGGTGCAGACCCTACGATCTGCACCGTCAACTGACCATTCCCCGCTAAGGGATGGTTCCCAACCCGCACAATCTCACGATTGCCGGCCTTCGACGGGCTAATTCTTCTTTTGTGCTTGGGTGCTTTGGCCCCTTCCGAGGCTTTGCTGAGCTCAACACGGGTAAGGTGTTGCCATACTTGGTAACCCCCGCAGGGTGCTCCGCCTGGTCTTGCGACCCACGAGGTGACTAAACCCCGCCGCCCTGTCTCCAGGACTCGCTTGCGCTGTGCTGACCGCTAGTCGCCGGGACTCGAACCCGGTTCCTGCACAAGGGACAGCATTGGAAGAATGACACCGTTCAGCTGGCCTGAACGTCCACTCACTAAGACCCCGCGGCGCTATGTCTAGCGGGGGCCCCATGACAGCTCTTAAAGCGTCAATCACAGGCCGAGCCGGCTGCGAAAAACACTCAGGGCGAGCAACGACCCTTTGTACCTATCGCTTTCATACTCCGGCAGGTACGGAGTACTAATAACGGCTACCGGTTCGACCGGGTGCATCCAAGACCAGAAGGTCAAGGGTGAAACCCGTCGAACTCGACGGTAGCGGTACGACCTCCGCACGACCCCGATGGCAGGGTCGAACGTCCTCCGACTGTTCACGAATCTCCCGTGGGAGAAAACGTGGGCAGTCAAAGCTTCCTTCTCATCTGGGTCAAGGACAAGTCCCCGACCCAAAGAAATCTCCGGGTCCCTCTGGGAAAGGGGTTGAGGCAGTTCAGTGAACAGCCTCTTCTTGAGCATGCTGGTCTCTCTCCGCCAAGCGGAACGAGACAAGCGATGCAGCCCGAGTTGAGAAGGAAGAAAACCCCATCGCCGGCTTAAGCGGGCCTTGACATAGGCTTCCGACCACTGCGGAGTGGCGGAACAAGCCTTTGCCAAGTGCAAGGCCCCCGCGTAGCCGGGCAACAGCGTACCTCTTCGCAAGTGGCGCACCTCGTGCCACTTGCCCCCTTCTCTAAGAAAAACCGTCGAGTTGATCTCAACGGCGTTCTCGGCCCTAATGGTCTTTTTTTCGTTGAGCGAAAAAAAGTCAGGGTAATCCGAGTCAAGGATCTCCCTGTCAGCGGAAATGACGGTGTCATCTCCGTTGACCAAAAAGGTCGCCTCCGGGCAATCTCTAGCGGCCCAGCGGGCAGCTAGATAGCTTTGGAGGCAGAGTAGGGGGAACGAAAGGTACGCCCCCATCATCTGCCCGTGCGAAACTCGTCGAGTCTCTTCGGGATCGGAACTCAAGCCCAAGGACTTGAGCCCGACCAGAGGCTCCAACGAGCGCACGGCAAGCTCACGCAACGAACGCGGGACAGAAATGCTGCCAAAGAAGAGACTCCGAAGAATCTCCTTGGCAACATCATGCCTCAGGCCATCCGTTGCGGAAACGAGGTCAACCGACGTCTGGACGCGGTTGACACAGACCTTCTTCATCCTCTCTGCAGTCGGACTACCCCTAAGAAGCCACGGCTTCTTGGCGAGGTAGTCATAAAGGCAAGTGCTTAGTGGACCTAGCTCGTCAATCCTATGATCGAAGATCGTAAGAGGACGAACTTTTCCAGCGCTAAGCACCTCCTTATACCTAGCAGAAAGGTCGGTTGAGCACCGACCCTCTTCTAGGCACCGAGAGAGGAACTCATCCCTCCCGAGACTCGCCCAAATTCCCGACGCGTCGCCGCGAGGGAGATCCGGACAAATCTCGCGCGCGGACGCGCGAGGGGCAAAAGATCGGCAGGCTCCTACGTAGCCGCGATCCCACCCGGAGGGAAAGAGCCGAGTGACTTCCCGCCTGACAAAGGCGAGAAACTCGGGAGAAGTTGGGGGAGGTTTTGAAAAAGCCGTGGACGCCCAATCCGCGGCTTTTGAGGGAGTGTGGCGGCGGCAACCCGTTGGCAGGTTGCGCTTAAAGGAGTTTAGGCTGTGAGCCAACTCCCACCGCTCTTTTCTTCCTAGTCGGACGAGTCCGACTAGGCCATTCCCGTCAGGCCGGCCCTGACGACGAGGAAAGGACACAGTGGCACGTACCTTGCCCTGCGCCAAAAGGTACAAAAGATAGTCGCTCAAGTGAGCCTCACAAGAGTCCGGTAACTCAGAATACGGAATTCCGTATCTGAGCCGAACGACTCGGAGGCCCGCTCGAACGGCCATCTTGGTGTCGAATGCGCTTTTGGCACATTCGCACCGAGAAGACCCGTACACCCTAAGGGGTTCACAACGGGCAGCGGCGAGGAAAGACTCGTCAGACATATT